TGGTTGACGAACTAATCGCGGAAAAACATTCCGATTTGATTGACGAAACATTTGTGAACGACGCAATGCAACGGGGAATCGATTTGGAACCGTTTGCGATTGCGGAATTTGAAGACCGAACCGAAATGAAAGTTGATTCGTTCGGACTTGTGACAAATAATGAATTTCCAGGTTGTCACCTATCACCGGACGGATTGATTCTTGACGGTTCCGGTGTTCCTTTGTCGGGTGTTGAGGTGAAATGTCCATCAACAAAAAAGCACGTTGAATACATTCGAACAAATCGCATTCCGGCCGAATACAAATATCAAGTATATCATTATTTTACAATTTGCGACACAATCGAATCGGTTTATTTTGTTTCGTACGATCCGCGATTTGAAGTGCGTCCGTTTCACGTTATAAAAATAACACGCGAAGAACACGCGGACCAGTTGGAAGAATTTGAAACCAAACTTTACAAGTTTATTGATAAATTGAGTGAATACGAATCCGCAATCATTGACACGTTTTAAAATGAATCATATTTCATTATTTAGTGGAATAGGCGGTTTTGATTTAGCGTCTGAATGGATGGGATGGAACAACATCGCAAGTTGTGAAATCAATCCGTTCGGTCGTAAAGTTTTAGAACATTATTGGCCGGACGCGTTACACCATGACGACGTTCACACATTCACAAAAAAAATATTAAATGAAAAAATCAAAAAATGGGATTCAAAAGACGTTATTTTGTCCGGCGGATTCCCTTGTCAACCGTACTCACAAGCCGGAAAACGAAAAGGAAAAGAAGACGAACGCCATCTTTGGCCGGAAATGCTTAGAATCATTCGCGAGATTCGACCGCGTTGGATCGTGGGCGAAAACGTTCGCGGGCTTACTAATTGGAACGGGGGATTGGTATTCGACGAAATCCACGTTGACTTGGAAAATCTCGGGTACGAAGTGCAATCGTTTATTCTTCCAGCTTGTTCCAAAAACGCACCGCACCGACGCGACCGAATTTGGATTGTTGCCTACACCAATGACACAAACACGGAATCGGACAATCGAGGAAACGAAGGAACGGCAAAAGAAATACGGCGGGGAA